CAACCTTATTAACCTTTCCGGGCAACCCAATATCTTCAATTGATGCATCGTGTTCTAAGAACTTTTTAAACTTGACAATATCCTTATTAAACTTAGCCCAATCATGAGTTTTAAAATAACTTTCTAAAATTTCAGTTAAATGAGTTTTAACGGTCTTTGTAATATTTGTCTTCTTTACAGCATGACCCATAATCTTCATTTTGTCAACATCCTGTCCATCACTGTGAACCAGATGTAGTAAGTATATCTTCTTACTTACAAAAATTCCAATATCAGAAATGATTTCACTTTCAACTCTTGCCCTGCTTGCTCTTTGATCGTCACAGAAGAAACGTTCTTTCATGAATACAGGGAAACTCTTATTAATAGAGTTTTCAATGTACGTACACACTCGTTTAGCATCATTTATGTTATCAGTGTGTGTTTTAAAATAGCAGCTATCGGTATCGCCATATACAACAGAATCCGTGGGGAATGTATACTCACCATCAAGGGTTTCTCCAATATGCTTCGCCATATGGATCAGGATTTCTCGTCCGGTCTTGGTTGTTGTTTCGGCTAAGCGTATATCAAAGAATTTGAAAAATTTGTTACCCATGCATCCATATAGTGAGTTAAGCTGAATTTTTTTAATATACTGTAACCTATCATAAAATTCCGTTTTCTCTTTAACTTCATTATATTTTGGATCGCTTTTATCTAACGCTTCAAGCTCATCTTTATATTTTGCAAGCTCACCTTTATACTGTCGCCGTTCTGCAAACCATGATTCAAGAACAGCGGGAATTACACCCTTATTATTCTGATCAAATACGGTTCCATATCCACTCAGTGTATAATTCTTATCCTTAAAGAGTTGCCTCCACTCTTCCGTTGTTTTTACAGCAACATCTCCGTTTTCATATGCAAACGATAACTCTTCTCCGGTTGCATCAGCTATCGCAGCATATGCTAGTTCATTATCTTCAAATTGTCCTATGATGGTTTCGGGACTAGCATTGACGCTCATGATACCCGTTGGATACAGAGATTCAACGTCAACTGACCCCACCATTTTATGTTCCCCTCTTTGGCAGTCCAGTACGAAGGCTCCGCCATACTTAGAGAAGTAATCGTGGTTCTTTGAATCTGGCACTCGCTTGTTCAATTCATAATGACAATAATTGATAATAGCAAGTTCTGCTAGCTTAATAGTTCCATAGATTTGAGCCACCTGTCCTGTAGCCATATGAGATGACTGCAATGTAAGCGCTATATACTTTTTCTTTTCCTCTAACTCTACTAGAATCTCAGTATCAATCATGTTGTACTCTAGGTAATAACTAAAGTCTGATCTATAAAGATCGTATAGTGATCCTTCGTATTCCAGTTTGCGCATATCGGGGAATTCTTCTTCCGCAATATAGGCCAATGCGTAAGATGCTTTATTCTCACGCTCAAATTTTTCATATATTAATTTGTAGTCAACCGTGGTTCTTCCGAATAGGCGAACAACCTCTTCCGTGACTTTGAATCCTTGTGTAACTTCTCGCTCAACGGGTCGTATCGTGGGAGACTTACTATCGGGGAAACACATGCGGGGTAAACTTCGTTTACCCAGAACATCTCTAATTCTTTTATACGTATATGGAATATCGAAATAATCAGAGTTCCATCCCGAAATCAAATCAGTGTCTTGAATTTCACGCAAAAATGCGTCTAGTAATTCTCTTTCGCTTTTACATATAACAATTTTAGCCTTTGATGTAACGTTTTCACTAATATCATCAATGGTGTATTCTTTTTCCGTTGGCTCATACGGACTGTATTGCGGGGGCACAGCAAAAATGACACGCTTATGCGTATGTAAATGATATAACGCTATAGAGCTAATGGGAGCGTAGGGGTGCTCCACACTGGAGAACCCCCTATCTTTGCAATAATCGACCTCAATATCAAAAAATGTAATATTGAGTGGTCCCATTTCAGCACCGTAATAGTGCTTGGACATTACCTTTTGCTCTACAGAAATGTCGGACTCGTAGAGTTGTTTACCGCGATCCTTATACATTTTACGAGCATTGTTGTAATCTCGTAATGTATCGAATGTTAACTTCTTAAGCTTATTGCCATAGATGTCCTCATCCGTCCCATCCTCATGTGGAATATAAAAGGACAGGTCAAGATCGTAAGTCTTTCTTTCTCTTTTATTGCCATTGCGTTCCCAGACTACAACACTAGTGTAGTCTGGAGAAAGCATCGATGAGATATACATTTAGTTATTAACAATTCCTACATTTTCAACGAAAACTTCAAGCATACTATTTTCAACGGTAGTTTCCTGATAGTTGTCCTTGAACGCAATCATGATTGCCTTACGCGAGGTCTTCTTTGGAATGCCGTGATCATCATAAAGCATATCAACGATGTCTTTAATCTGGTCACCCTTATCCTTCTGTATCTGCTTCAATCCCGCAGCTTCAAAGATCGCGTCTCGAACCTGTTTGCGAATTGCTGGATCGGATGGAACAAAATCAGTGTCTAGTAAATCGGTCATTTTAATCTCCTTTATTTAAACCATGTTTCAAAGTTGCCTTTGAATTTTTCCATATCATACACAAAAAGTTCGTGGGTTGCAATATGGAATCGTATTTGGGTTAATTCTCCTGCCTTAACTTCTGCTGTATTGTTTATGAAATTAGGGGCACCGGGGAATATAATCAATGTTCCACGTTGGGGGTTGAAGCTAAATCCGTGTGTTATAAACTCTAATTGTCCACCAAAAACTTCATACTCATCATCAAATGGAGTTTCATCATTATAATCGTTTAAGAAAATAACGGCAGTAAAATCATTATTGTTTGATCTTTGCCATTTTCCATTTAGATATATGGAGTTTTCGCAACGAGGTTTATTGGTTCCTTCGTATCCTGCGGCATACCATTCCATCATAAACGGGGTAATGCCTTTAACCTCCACATCGTAATATTCTTCAACTCGTGGAATAACTTCTGCTTTAACTTGAGGTAATATTCGCGTCTCAGCCAGCCCATTGCGAGAATAGAGTGGCTGCACCTTATTGTGTTTATCAAGATTAGGAAAGGTGTTGTTATTGCCTATAATTATATCTTCACACTGAAGTGGAGATATAAAATTCTCAAAGATTAAGAACGGATTTTTCATGATAATTTCCCTTATAAGGAAATAATCATATCATGATCCTCACATGATTGGCAAGCCTTTTCAAGCTTAAATGGAACTCGTTTGATTTCTCCATCTATTTCTAAAATCAGTGAAACCTTGGATACACCCTCTGATTCGCAGACATTCATGAGTAGAGTTGATCCCTTATATAGAATCTTACTTGTCGAACATGCACCTTCCACCGACTCATAATCATCAACAAACCATACATTTTCACTATCGGAATCAGCGCCTTCGGATAATGGCATAATTTTATATGCGGGTTGCTCAGATAACGATTTAACCTCAACCTTTATATCTTCCGTTGAAAATACGGAAGGAACTGAAACTGATGTACTAATATTGTCCGATGCCACCCATGTCTGGTTAGCATTATCTGTCGATGTTATGGTAATGGTATCACTGGTAACTGAGGTTAGCTCATTTTCTTCTTTTATGATTCTCCTGACCTCAACATCTTTAATGTCAAGTTCAGATTCTTTTAACCATTCCTCAAGTTCATTTATAGATGAAAATGTTGTCATGCTTATCCCTTCTTGTCCCCTCGTAATATTTTATTCATACGGGTTACTCTCTGTGAAGGAGCCTTTCTTTTAGTTAATCTGGTCTTACGAACACGCTGCCCCTTCTTTCTTCTGGCACTTCTTTTGCCCTGACGAACCTTAAACGGGTCGTTCCTGATTCCACAATCAGCCGCTTTAGATACCATACGTCCATCTTTTGGTCCACCATAACAACGGAATTTTCTTACAAACTTATTCCCGTAACGCTTGAACTGACGTTTGGCACCCTCTTCCAGCTTTTCATATTCTTCTTCTGATATTGTTTCGATGATGTACTCAGAGCTTTCCATATACTGACCACTTTGCGCCTGTTGCTGTTGCGCTCGTGGGTCTTGTGGGCGATTTTGATTGTTCTGCTCTTCTTCTTCCCTGTTCTTCTCTCCTCTCTGCGCGTCCTTCTGCTCTCCCCTTGCTTCGGCCTCTTGACGTTTTATCATATACTTACGAGGAAGAAGCTGAAGCTGCTTTTGTAGGGCCTTCTTTTCTTCATCATTTTCTGCATTATTAATGGCATCCATTATCTTCCTGCGTTCAACCATATATTCACGCCGTAGTAATGATGGATCAATTACAATATCTTCCTCATTAAGTACTGCGTCCATTAATAAGCTATCATCATCGAATCCTTCAAATGTGGGATTAGCGTCAT